ATGGATATTAAACAGGTTGCATTAGGGATTCTCGATGGGATCTCCTCCATACCGAACACAGCTTACATGGGCGTTGTAAGAAGCTGGGAGGGAAGCGGGCTTGCCGGGGATAGCGCTAAACAAAGAAACCAGGCTGAGACGGAGCGTTTTTTCTATATGCTCAAGAGCCTGGGTAATGCTGAGTCACCATTACGCAGACTGATAACTATCGTTTTCACGTCGTTCTATCAGAAACTCAATGATGATGGTAAAGAGGCCGTAAACAATAAATTGGGTTACGGAGCCGGGAGCGTTGGTGGGCGAGCAGCAGGGCAAATAGCTTTGGCACAGACAACCGCAAGTCTGATGTTGAATCGTCTGGCGATTGATCAGGCGTACAAGCATTTTATTCGGTTCAGCGCTTCAGCAGCGTTAAACGTCGTGATGTTTCAGGGAATCATTGAAGAATCAGCCAGAGCGTCAAGACGGATGAAAGCCAAATATCCCTCTACATACGCCAGGGTGTCAAAAGAGAGTCTGGATATGGTCTACTTTCTCGTTGAACAGCAGTTAGAGCCTTACCTGGTGTTCATTGAAGGACACCCTATTGATTGCAAAGGAATACAGAATGAAATTTGTAAAATCGTTAATGTCCCACGCAATTGAGGGAACTATCACCTTTCTGGCTGTGCTTTTTGCTATGGGGTCATTCTTCTGGTTTGAAAGTACATGGATGAAATTCACCGGGTGTTTTGGGGCGTTGATAGTTGGCTATGTGCTTTCATACGGAGCCGCAAAAATTAGAGGCGGGTGAGCTTTATCGCTCGATTTTGTCGAATCAAACCTGACATACAAAAAATCCGTCGCATAATGTCGCCAATAACCCGAAACTATGCAATTGATTGAATTTAAAAGCTATTTTTAGGGAAACAAAAAACCCATTTATGTAAACGGGTTAGTTAAAACAATGATTTGCAAAATAATCAATAAGTTAGGTTAGTGGTAAGGAGTGGCGATTACGGGGCAATGCCAACCGCTGCCGCCATTTTGTCGCCACTGTTTGTTATAGCTTTACGAATTCCCTTTAGCCTTTGGTTGGTATCCAAGCACTTTTGTTAGGGTTCCATCGCTTGGTCATATCCAAAGTGAGTAGAGTAACCAGGAAACCTCCGCGATAACCTCCCTCTATTGAGTCTCTAACGACACCACCGCTCAAGCCACGATTGTAGCTGACCTTGATTTCAGTTATGCCATCCAGAGGCTCAGCTAAGGTCATTGTCAGTGTGTCGTCAAACACAGGAAAGCCATCAGTACCTAAAGTAAGTTGCCTTTGTGAATACCAGTATGAGTGCCCGCGAGCATTCGCTAGGTCTTCAGCATATCTTTCCATTACATCCATCGTGTAATAGTTGTTGTCATGCTCCTTTCTGGATTCTTCGGCCCATTTGTCATAAGAAGTAAAATAGCTCACGACATCTTTCTGATACTGCTGGCTATCTTTCCATGCGCTGTATTGGAGCCAGCCCGCAACTGAGCCTATGAGCAGAACAGCTACAGAAAGTAGAATTAAGGAAATACGAAACACGGTTTTCTTGTGTTGTCCGATAAGACGCCAAATAACAATAATTAACACAATAGCGAGTAGAAAAAGAACGATCTGAGACATCAGAATTCTTGCCTAAATGAGGTATTGAAAGATTGATTAGGCTGAATTATACATGCGCGCCTTAGGTTGTCATTGGCAAATCATCGATGGAATGTTGTCCGGTAATGTAGCTAAAGGATTAAAGCGAAGCGCTGTTTCAAGATGATCAGGGGCTAGGTGGGCATATCGCATGGTCATTTTTATGTCGTGGTGACCGAGGATCTTTTGTAGAGCAAGTATGTTTCCTCCCGATATCATAAAGTGCGCTGCAAACGTGTGACGCAGAACGTGGGTAAGCTGGCCGCGCGGAAGCACGATGGAGGTTTTTTCCATCACTGACAAGAACTGGAAGTAGCAATCCGTAAAGAACTTGAAGCCGTCTAGGGCAATGATTTCCTCGTAAAGCTCTTTGCTAATCGGAATGCTTCGGTTCTTTTTGCCTTTGGTCCTGACGAACGTGATTCGGTACTTCGTGACCTGAGAACGTGTAAGGTTTACAGCCTCGCGCCAGCGCGCTCCTGTACTCAGGCAGATTTTCACGACCAAAGCGAGCAGGGTGCTTTGGCGTTGGCAGTCGTATAGTAGCTCTGTGATCTGTTCATGCGTCAGCCAGGCCATTTCCTTTTCAGCAATGGTGAACTTGCGCATATTCTCAAGCGGGTTCGGTGCTGCCCATTCTCCGAGTCGTGCCAGCTCGCTAAAAACGTCACTCAGATAGCTTTGCTCGAGGTTGATTGTTACAGGGCTGGCACCTTTCTTCCACTTCTCACTGAAATAAATTTCACCCGTTAGGCGTTTGTCACGGTAATGCGCGAACATTTTCGAGCTGAGATCAGTAGCAATAGGGTTTCCGAGTGCATCGACCATCAGGACCAGCTTGTCGTAAACATGCTCACCAGCGGTAAGAGATTTGCCGTGCAGTTTGAACCAAAGTTCAACCATGTCTTTCAGAGTCCGACGGTCTACCGATTCACCCAGCCATGGCTTAGCTTCTGCCTCATCCATCGTGTGACGCTCAAAGGCTAATGCTTCGCCTTTGGTGGCGAACTGTTTACGCACACGCCGCCCGCTACGCCCGGCGGGGTAGCATTCGCAAATCCATTTTCCTGTGTCGAGTTTTCGTACTGCCATAAAAAAGCCCTCATGTCTGAGGGCTAAATTTAACTGTGTATATGTACAGTTTCAACGTTTGTCTTTAAAAAATCAAACATCTTGTTCTTGATCTGATATTGAATCACTAACATGTCGGATCCTGAACCCTAGACTATAAAAATCATTATAAAAATCAGAAAGATCATAGATTCTTAAAATAATGCGATTACATAGAATTCTTAATATTTTTACTTCACGCACTAGTGGAATGATCTCACTATCTTCAGATTTATTTCCATGTGCGGAGTTGTTTCGTTGTTTGAAGCTTATCAACTCTAAATCCCCTAGGGATAGGTCTAGAATCTCGTAAAATTTACTTGTCAAAATGGATTGTGGAGTTTGATTTAGGCTTGATAATTTATTTGATAGTAACTTTCTATCACGCTCAGATAGATGTTTTGCATTTTCTAAAATTTGACTTAGTTCTTTATAAAGAGGTTTCCATAAACCTTTTTCAATTAGTTTTCCACTGAACTGAGTGGAGTTTTTTTCTATATATTTTCTTTGAATAAATTCTAATGTGGCTCCAAATCCAACTCCCTTGAGATGAAGAGGAGAAGCTACAGCATGCCAATATAACCAAGAAATATGTGAAAAATCATAGTCATCATAACGATTTATTATTTTCTCTACCATTAGACCAATTTCATTTTCTCCTAGATATAAATGCTTTGCATTAGCTGGGTGCAGAGGAGTTGGAGGCAGGTTGTAAGAAGTATGATATAAATCGTTTATTGCGGATTGCGTGTGTATTTCATATTCAAGCGAGTTATAATTTTCGTCTTTTAATACACTTGAGATATGAATTAATTTGCAACCCAATATAAAAGATAAGGCGTTTCTTATTTTTTTTCTAAGGTCTCTATCACATTCTTTACTATAAAGTATGAAACCGGTATTATATTTTTTATCAATACTGATGCAATCGGTACTACCAAAAAAAATATCCAAATCATTAACGTGGATATTACAGCAATTAAAATTGTTAGAGATATGGTCTTGACTTTCAAAGAATGAAATGGTTTTATGCTTGGAATTAAAATCTCTTGTAATTGTTTTTTTTAATGTTTCTTTAACCCCGGAACTCCAACCATAGCCTCCAATGTCTATATTAGTAACCCAATCAATTGAATAGTTGTTTTTTTCTGCGTTATTTTTCGATTTATCTGATTTTCTAATGTTATCTATTGAACAAGTTATAGTTGCAATGATTTCGGAGTCATTATGTTTAATGTTTTTATTTATTAATGTTATGCCAGTTATTTCCAATGTGACTTCATTGTTGAAGATGTTTTCCAACAATAAATATCCATCAGTTATATATACCTCTCCTTCTTTTCTTTCTTGTTCTATATAAAAATCATTGTCAGAAAACCGTCGTTTTATTGGTTTGTAAACCAGTTTTATTTTTAAATTGAGTTTGTCATCTCGGAATATTTCGAAACAATGAAAATTACTTAATAAACGATCGCTATCTTTGAATTGCCAATGACTGTATTGAATGTTCTCTAAATCTTCCCATCCAAGATTCATATCTCTTCCCATTCCTTCATATTTGAGGTTCGATAGTCGATACAACACGACCCTTCAATGAAATATCATTAATGTTACTTATAAAGCTAGTAAGGTTATTTTCAATTTTTAATTTACCTGCAGGCATACGAAAGAGTTTCCTAAAAGATAAGTTTTCATCAATCGATATTAACCAAACTCCATCCCTAAGGCTAGCATTAGAATAATCAACGAAATGAATTACCTTTGCATCTCTAATCACATGAAGGTTTTTAGTGTCTACCGGTAATAATCTATAGTCAAAAGTAATAGTTCCATCCTCAACAAGAACACCATTTTTCAATTTATATGCTTTTAATTCCTTTAAGCTATTAGACGACGGGGAACCAGACTTTTTTGAACCTTCGCCGGATACTAACCATTCCAATGAGACACCTGTCTCTAATGCGCATTGAATCACGTAATCTGCTGGGAATGTATCCCTCAGATAGCGATTTGCCAAAGTGCTACTACTGATACCCAACTGATCACACAGCGCCTGCTTTGTCGTACATCCATATGCTTCCAACATGCGATCAATTGCTGCTTTTCCGCCTTTGCGTAAGTCCATAAGAATCTCGAAACGTGAGTTTTTCACTTGTTATCCCGGCTCACCACAAGCCAATAGGAGATGTTGCATTATGACCCCTAATATTTCAATCACTCTAACAACGCCACATGTCACGATTGAACGTTATAGCGAGTTAACAGGCCTTCCTGTTGACACCATTAACGACATGCTGGCAGATGGTCGTTTACCACGTCATCGTCTGCGTAAAGATAAGAAGCGCGAGAAGGTGATGATTAACATCGTAGCTCTAACTGTTGATGCACTCTCAGATTGCAATGTGAGTATTAATTAATTCCATTCTGAGACTTCACGGAGTAGCTGGCTATGTTTGACTACCGTATATCAAAACACCCTCTTTTCAATGAAGCCTGCCGAACCTTCGCCCAGCGTCACAACATGGCGAAGCTGGCGGAACGTGCAGGCATGAACGTACAAACCCTGCGTAATAAGCTCAACCCAGAACAACCGCATCAGCTTACGGCCCCAGATATCTGGCTGCTGACCGATCTCACCGAAGACTCAACACTGGTAGATGGGTTTCTGGCGCAGATCCATTGCCTGCCGTGCGTACCAACCAATGAAGTCGCTCGGGAGAAAATGCCTCAGTACGTCCTTAAAGCCACCGCCGAGATCGGCCGTGTTGCTGCAAGTGCGGTTTCTGGTGTTCAGCTAAATGCGACCACGCTTTCACGCAACTCTCAACAATGGCAGACCGAATCCGAAGTGGACCAGCGAAACGGTCCGGCAGAGCAGTGACTACCTGGTTGATACCTTCGCCGCATTCCGCAAAGCCATGCACAAAACCAGGCTGCGCTGGTACGGCGTGCGCGTTGCCGAGCCGCATCACGACGGCACCGTGCACTGGCATCTGCTGTGCTTCATGCGAAAAAAAGACCGCCGCTCCATAACCGCGCTGCTGCGTAAATTCGCCATCCGTGAAGACCGCGAGGAGTTGGGGAATAATACCGGGCCGCGCTTTAAGTCTGAGTTGATCAACCCGCGCAAAGGCACACCAACCAGCTACATCGCCAAATACATCAGCAAGAACATCGACGGGCGTGGCCTGGCGAAAGAGATCAGCAAAGAAACCGGCAGATCGCTGCGAGACAGCGCCGAGCACGTCACCGCCTGGGCATCACTTCATCGCGTCCAGCAGTTCCGCTTCTTTGGTATTCCGGGCCGCCAGGCTTACCGTGAGCTGTGCCTGCTGGCCGGGCAGGCCGCGAGAGCGCAGAGCGACAAAAAAGCATGTGCACCGGTGCTGGAAAATGCGCGACTGGATGCCGTGCTGGCGGCTGCAGATGCTGGGTGCTTTGCCACCTACATTATGAAGCAGGGCGGCGTGCTGATTCCCCGTGAACATCATCTTGTCAGAACGGCATACGAGCTTAACGAAGAGCCAAGCGCCTACGGCGATCACGGTATTCGCATTTATGGCATCTGGTCCCCGATAGCAGAGGGCAAGATTTGCACGCACGCGGTGAAATGGAAAATGGTTCGTAAGGCCGTTGACGTTCAGGAGGCGACAGCCGACCAGGGCGCTCGCGCCCCTTGGACTCGTGGCAATAACTGTCCCCCTGTTGAAAAAACGTACCAGACAGGGGGCGAACTCCCGGGCAGCGAAGAACCTGCAGCGCTGCCGGACTTCGAAAACATGAGCAAAAAGGAACTGCGCGAGCTGACGGCAAGGCTGCGGCTGGTTAAACCGAAGCGCCGAAAAGGCTACAAACAGGAAATTACGGAACACCAACGGCTACAGCTCGATGCGGAGTTGCTGTCCAGAGGCTTTGACGCCAGTGAAACGGAAGTGGATCTGCTTCTGCGTGGCGGCAGCATGCCATCTGGAGCTGGGCTGCGCCTGTACTATCGGAACCAGCGCCTACAGGAGGATGACAAATGGCGTCAGTGGTACTGGCAGCTCAAATAAATGGCATATCTATTAATCAAAGAGTTAGCTGAGTAAAAAACTATTTCAGCTTTAAAATCATATGATGTACTGTATATATAAACAGTAATATTGGGAGGGAGTTGTGAACGATTTGTTCATGGAGTCACTTGCACTGCAGCGGATAGAACTTATGGCCCGGCTGGTTGCCAGCTCAGATTGTAGCGATGACGACAAGGAGGTTGCGATTTCGTGGCTGTCGGAGCTGACAAGCGATCTGGTTACCAGGATGAATGAATATGGAGTAGGGCAGGATGAGAGTACGCATTAGTGATTCCGCACCATGGGAAACTCCCTCCCATATGGCATCCTGCGTTTTGAGAACGCAGTGCATGTCTATGGTGCATGGATTCGCATGATCCAAAAAGGATCGCAACGGGTCGGGGCCGCCAGAACTGGCGCGCTTTCCGGCCTGTCATGCACCTGCATGAAAACCACTGCACAAAGCGGGCAGGCGTGGCGGGGATACGATTGCGCGCCATTGGAATAAATGCAGTTTTTAGTTATGTGAAACAAGTTTCAAGAATCATCAATTATCAAAGAATCAAATTGCTAATGGTGAGTTGATTTGGCATATTCACTAAGTGATCAATGTAGCAATCAGAGGTTTCCTAATGTTCGTCATACCGAAAGCTGATGGTTCTAATTTTGAATTAGAACTGGTACCAGGGGAAATTGTTTTTCTGTTAGGTCCTAATGGATCTGGTAAATCTTCAATAATTGATTATTTATATAAACAATATCCTGATAGGTTTGAGAAGATAATTGCTCATAGGCAAAACTGGATTCAATCTAACAGATCAAATGTTTCCAATCACCAAAGTTATCAAACTCAAAACTATATAAAAAGTTGGGATTCACAGGAAGAATCGAGATATAAGGATGATTATTCTGGTAGCAGAACTGAAATTTTGCTTAATAAAATAATCTCAGCTGAGAATCATGCAGCAAGAACATTCAGAGCCGATTTTTCCGTGACATCACGTGAAGAACGTAGTGATTTAAATATCATGGAAACGCCCATTGAAAAAATAAATAGATGCTTGGGGCAGGCTTTTATTAATATAAAAATAAGAATCGATGAGACCGATTCTTTATTGGTCAGCCGAAATGGTTCAGAGGAATATAGTTTAGCACAACTTTCTGATGGGGAAAGAAATGCAATTTTTATTGCGATTTCTATTTTTACGTCACCAGACGGGGCTTGTTTTCTAATTGATGAACCAGAGAGACACTTACATCCATCAATATCTCATTCGTTGATTAAGTCTCTTTTAAATGAAAGAGCTGATTGCTCATATATTATATCAACACATGATTTATCTTTGCCATCTGTAGTATCTAATTCAAAAATTTTACTTTTAAGAGATTGTGTCTATAGAAATATGCGACCATCAAGCTGGTTATTGGATGCAATTGATTCACTAGCTGAGATTGACGAAAGGTTAAGAGAGGATATACTTGGCTCAAGAAAAAAAATAATATTTGTGGAGGGTAATTCATCTTCAAGCTTGGATCAAAAACTTTACTCGATAATATTTCCTGATTATTCTATTGTACCTAAATCTAGTTGCGATTATGTTGAGCGCTCTGTAGATGGCCTCAGAGAGTCTGAAAGTCTTCATCATGTAATTCCGTATGGTATCATTGATAATGATAATAAGCCTGAAAGACAAGTTTCAAACCTTGAAACTAAAGGCGTGTATTCCTTAAATGTTCACTCAATAGAGTCTATATACTATCACCCTGACATTGTTTTGAGTGTGATAAATAATTATAAAGACTCTCAAAATATATCTGATCCGCAAGCCCTCTATGGGCAATTATGCGATGAGTCATTGTCAATTCTTTCTGAGAATAAAGAAAGGCTATGTTGTAGAGCAATAGAGAAAGCTATTAGATCAACACTTTTTTCACATTTGCCAACTTTAAGGAGTATTGAGGAAGGAAGTGATGTAAATATAAATATAAATGTTGCTGAATTTTTAAGAGAAGAGGTTGTTTTTTTTGAAAGTTGCCTGAATGAACGAGATCTTGCAAGTCTTATTGCTAGATATCCTATTCGTGAAACAGCGTATATATCTAAGGTGCATAAGATGTTAGGGTATTCATCTCGCCAGCTATATGAGCATAATCTTTTACGCCTCGTAGCGGCTAATTCAGCAGTTAAAGATACTGTGAAAGGCTTGATTGGGAATATTTGTAATGTAATATGATTTTCGCCCCTAAGGGGGCGATTTTTTTATATAATAAGGCTTGAGATTGTCAGAGTGAGTAATTTGAAAATCTTATAATTTCATTAGAGAACCAATTGTTTAATTCACTTATTCTTTTTTGTAGAGGCATCAATTCGTTACGTACAAACACAAGGCTCGCCTTTTCCACATCCCCAAACCCCCCAACATTACTCGGCATGATCCCCATCATCTGCGGCGGAACGCGGTGCGCAGCCATCATGTCATCCCGGCTCACGTTCTTGATGTTCAGAAACTCATCCTTTGCCGCGACCTCTGACAGCGGGATGATCTGAATCCCGTCCTTTTTGCCGTTAGGCGAGTACATAAACAGGTTACGGAAGTTACCCGGCCCCTTAGCGCTTTTCATTGCCTGGCGGATGTTGTTCACGTCCTCCTGATTCTGTGCGGCGTCTGTCATGTACATGATGAATCCCGCGTGGCTGCCGTTGATGTAATACTTGCGGCGGAACAGGGTGGCGGACTCGTTGAGCAGGGCGGAGGGGATAGCGGACAGGTATTCCGGCAGGCCGTAAATCTCCTGGTTTAAGTCCGGCTCCATCAGGTGAAAAATACTGCCTCTGGTGAACTCATACGGCTGCGTAGTCATACCGTACTGCACAAACCAGTAGGTATCCAAATCCACGCCGCGGCGAGTGTATTTCGCCAGCGATGGCTCAAGCGACAGAATACCGCCGAGCCGATTGGTGCGTTTCTCCAGATACGCATTACCAAACACAAGATAGTCTTGCACGAACCGGCTGAACGCCTGCTGGCTCAGCAGCGGATGAGGGATAAAGGTGCTGGTCAGAATGTTGCGTTTTACTGCAATCGGGGAGCTGTGATGCACGGCGGCGCGATAAGTGCGCGCCAGCCCGTCAAAGCTCACCGGCGGCTCATACCAGCGGTCCATCTGCACGCATTCCACGTAATCCAGCAGCTCGCGTCGGTCCAGCACCGGGATCGGGTCGCCAAAGCTGAATGCTTCTGCAGACGCGTTGCTGCTGTGCTGAACTGCTGCGCGGTTTTTCTTACTCTTGCCCATCAAAAAATCTCCACAATATTGCTGGTATTGGCGGCTTCGCCCTGCAGCGGTTCGTTAAACAGTGCGTGCATTGTCGCCCACGCCAGATCGGCATGGCTGGCTTCTTCGCTGCGGCTGGCTTCGTAGGTCGGGCGGTTGCCGCTGGCGGTGGTGGCGCGGCGGATAGCCATGAATGATTGCGCGATGTCGGTGTGCCCGGCGTCAAACTCCAGACGGCGGTGGCTGATAATGTCGTAGGCCTTGAGCACCAGGGCGTTTTTAACGTTGGGGTTGTAGACAAACTCACGCACGGCCGGGAAGAACGCCTTCACGTTCTCGTACACGCCGTGGCCGACGCCGGTAGAGTCAATGCCGATATAGGTCACGTTGTACTGCTGCGTCAGTTTTTTGATGGCGTCTGCCTGAGCGCGGAAGTCCATTCCGCGCCACTGATGACGCTCCAGAATACGGAACTTGCCGCCCGGAACGGCAGGCGGAGCCATGACCACGCAGCCCGCGCTGTCGCCGTTCTGCGTGCCCTTTGCCGGGTCATAGCCGATCCACACTTCGCGCCAGCCAAACGGGCGCAGCTCCAGCGCGTGAAAATCTGACCAGACTTCCCAGCTGTCCACCATGCACGCCTGCAGCTCGCTGAGCGGAAACACGGACGCCAGATCGTCGATAAACTCGCACATCAGCAGGTTCTGGTATTCGTCCGGGCTGTACTCCATCCGCAACTGGTCGATATCAAACAGGTTACACCCGCCGCGCACCGCATCTTCCACGGTGACAATCTGGCGATACTGCCCGTCCGGACAGAGCAGGCCGGGGGCCAGGCTGCCGTGGCTCAGGTCAATATCCACCTTGTCCGCTTTGGCGCGGCCCCGGTTAAACAGCGCGCCGGACCAGAACGGATACGCGTTGTGCGTCAGGCTGGACGGCGTTGAGAAGTAGGTCTGACGCCATTTTTTGTGAATGGCCATCCCGGATGCCACCTTGCGCAGCTCCTGGAATTTCGGTATCCAGAAATATTCATCCAGGTAGAGGTTGCCGTGATAACTCTGCGCGGTGCGCGCGTTGGTCCCCAGAAAATACAGACACGCGCCGTTGCTGAGCGTCATCGGGTCGCCTTTCAGCTCCACATCGACCTCTTTGGCAAAGTCGATGATGTACTGCTTGAAGACGTGCGCCTGCGCCTTGCTGGCGGAGAGGAAAATCTGGTTGCGTCCGGTAGTGATGGCGTCAATCAGCGCCTCACGGGCAAAGAAGAAAGTCGCCCCAATCTGGCGAGACTTGAGCAGGTTACGGATGCGATGGCGGTTGCCTGCCTCCCACCAGTGGCGCTGGTAGGCAAACATTGAATCGTGGAAAACCTCCTGCAGCTTCTCGATCTGCCCATCGGTAAACAGGTTCTTCTCCGGCGGTTTGCGCGGGCCTTTGTTGCGGTTGGCGACGTTGGGGTTGAGGTCGGCTTCGTTGCCGCCGTCGTTGAATTTGCCGATCCGGGCGTGTCGCTCGGACTGGCGCGCCAGCAGGTCAATTTCCTTGAAATCTTTCCCTTCCTTCTGCTCCTTCATGATGAGCTGGCAGTAGCGCGCGGCGGTGGTGAGCTGCATCTGATCCAGCGGCCCGTACTCGCCCCATTTGTCGCGCTTTTTCCAGCTGTGAACGGTTGCAACTTTCTCACCCAGCATTTCAGCAATGCGGGCTACGCGGTATCCCTGAAAGTACAGCAGCATAGCCTGCCGACGGGGATCGAGGTCTGCGGGGGTCAGTGTCATATCCATGGCACAAGCCTACGGCCTTGACTGACCTCTTTCTTCGGCTTCGTTTTGTATGGCGAAAGGCACAAGCACCGCGCGTTGTCTCACTCCCCCATCCCCGCAACCATAAGGCTACAGACAGTTTTCTAACGGAGCACGGCTCATGACAGTGAAAGCAAAGCGTTTCCGCATCGGGGTGGAAGGTGCCACCACCGACGGACGCGAAATCCAGCGTGAATGGCTGGAACAGATGGCGGCGAGCTACAACCCTACGGTCTACACCGCGCTGATTAACCTTGAGCACATCAAGTCCTACTCCCCGGACAGTGCTTTTAACCGCTACGGCCAGGTGACGGCGCTGGTCGCCGAAGAAATCAAGGACGGTCCGCTGGCAGGCAAGATGGCGCTGTACGCCGACGTGGAGCCGACCGCCACCCTGGTGGAGCTGGTCAAAAAAGGCCAGAAGCTGTTCACCTCTATGGAGGTTAGCCCGAAATTTGCCGACACCGGCAAAGCCTACCTTGTCGGCCTGGCTGCAACCGACGATCCGGCGAGCCTTGGCACGGAAATGCTGGCGTTCAGCGCCAGCGCTGCGCACAACCCGCTGGCGAACCGCAAGCAGAAACCGGACAACCTGTTTTCTGCCGCCGAAGAAACCCTTATCGAGCTGGAAGAAATTCAGGACGACAAACCTTCCCTGTTTGCCCGTGTTACCGCGCTATTCACCAAAAAAGAGCAGACCGACGACGCGCGATTCTCTGACGTGCATCAGGCCGTGGAGCTGGTCGTTACCGAGCAACAAAACCTGAGCGAACGCACCGCTAAATCTATTAGTGAGAACGGTGAACGCCTGTCCGCGCTGGAATCCTCCCTGCAGGAACAGCAAGCCGCCTTTGCCGAGCTGGAGCAAAAGCTCAACCGCGAAGACAGCCGCAGGGACTACCGCCAGCGCGCGCCGGGCGGTGACGCCCCGGCAGGCACCGTGACCAATTGCTGAGGAGCAAACCAACACATGAAACAGAAAACCCGCTTTGCCTTTAACGCCTACCTGCAGCAGCTGGCACGCCTGAACGGTGTGGCCGTGACCGAGCTTGCCAGCAAGTTCACCGTGGAGCCGTCGGTATCCCAGACGCTGGAAGATGAAATTCAGCAGTCCGCCGCGTTTCTGACGCTAATCAACGTGATGGGTGTGGCCGAACAGTCCGGGCAGCTGCTGGGGTTGGGCGTCGGCAGCACCATTGCAGGAACGACGGACACCACCACCAAAGAGCGCGAACCGACCGATCCGACGCTGATGGCCGACGTGGAGTTCAAGTGCGAACAGACCAACTTCGACACCGTGCTGACCTACGCGAAGCTGGACCTGTGGGCCAAATTCCAGGACTTCCAGGTGCGTATCCGCAACGCCATTGTGAAGCGCCAGGCGCTGGACCGCATCATGATCGGCTTCAACGGCGTGAAGCGCGCCAAAACCTCCAACCGTGGCGAGAACGTACTGCTGCAGGATGTGAACAAGGGCTGGCTGCAGAAAATCCGTGAAGACGCGCCAGACAATGTGCTGGGCACTAAAACGGCTGATGATGGCACCGTGACCGTCGAACCGGTGAAAGTCGGGAAGGGCGGTCTGTACGCCAACCTCGACGCGCTGGTGATGGATGCGGTTAGCGAGCTTATCGATCCGATTTTCCAGGACGATGACGAGCTGGTTGTGGTCTGTGGCCGTGAGCTGTTATCCGACAAGTATTTCCCGCTGGTCAACAAGGAGCAGGAGAACAGCGAGAAAATTGCCGCCGATCTGATCATCAGCCAGAAACGCATGGGCGGCCTGCAGGCCGTGCGCGCGCCGTATTTCCCGGCGAATGCCGTGCTGATCACTCGCCTGGATAACCTGTCCATCTACTGGCAGGAAGAGACCCGCCGCCGCTCGGTTATCGACAACCCGAAACGCGACCGCATCGAAAACTTCGAATCCGTAAACGAGGCCTACGTGGTGGAGGACTACCGCTGCGCAGCCCTGGTGGAAAACATCGAAATCGGTGATTTCAGCGCGCCAGCTGCACCGGACGCCGGGGAGTAATGCATGAGCCTGAGTCCCGCACGGCAGCACCGCCTGCGCATTCAGGCTGAACAGGCCGCCCGCGAGGGCGGCAGTGTTCGCCATGCGTCTGGCTATGACCTGATGCTGCTCCAGCTGGCCGAAGACCGCCGCCGTCTCAAGGGCATCCAGTCCACGGTGAAAAAGGCGCAAATCAAGGTGGAGCTGCTGCCGAAATATTCCGCCTGGGCGGATGGTGTGCTGGCGGCAGGAGGTGCTCAGCAGGATGACGTCCTGATGTACGTGATGCTGTGGCGTATTGATGCCGGAGATTATGCCGGTGCGCTGGAAATCGGGCGTCATGCCCTGCGCCATGGCTGGGTGATGCCGCTCGGGAATCGCAACGTGCAGACCGTGCTGGCCGAGGAAATGGCCGATGCGGCACAAAGCGCGATGTTGGCGGCGGCTCCTTTCGATGCAGATCTACTGCTGCAGGCGCTGGACCTGACTACCGGGCAGGATATGCCGGACCAGTCACGGGCGCGTCTGCACAAGGCCATCGGCGCGGTGCTGAGCGAGAACAATCCAGCCTCGGCCCTGAATCACCTCACTCATGCGCTCCAGCTGGATTCCCGCTGCGGTGTGAAGAAAGACAAAGAGCGGCTGGAGCGCAGACTGCGCAACGACCGCTGACGGAACGTGCCCCGCGCACGGGCGGCACGGGATGGCGACAGGCAATGCCTTATCAAAATCCCGTCCACCGCCCACTTATTCAGGAGAACACCGCATGAAGTTTGTTGCGCCCGAACCGGCACCGGAACAGGCGGAGGTCATCAAAAATACGCCTTTCTGGCCGGATGTGAGCCTGTCGGAGTTTCGCAGCGTGATGCGCACTGACGGCACGGTGACGCAGCCGCGCTTAAAGCAGGTGCTGCTGACTGCCATTTCCGAAGTGAACGCCGAGCTGTTCGACTTCCGCAACCGCCAGCGAATGCTCGGCTTTCAGGCACTGGCGGAGGTACCGTCGGACGTGCTCGACGGCAAAAGTGAGTGTATCCAGCACTATCACAACGCCGTCTATTGCTGGGCGCGCGCCGTGCTCAATGAACGCTATCAGGATTATGACGCCACGGCGTCGGGCGTGAAGCGCGGGGAAGAACTGGCGGAGGCCAGCGGCGACCTGTGGCGGGATGCCCGCTGGGCGATCAGCCGGATGCAGAACGCACCGCACTGCACGGTGGAGCTTATCTGATGAAAGTGCGTGCGCACCAGTATGACACAGTGGATGCCCTGTGCTGGCGTCACTACGGGCGCACGCAGGGTGTCACGGAGCAGGTTTTGCAGGCCAATCCGGGGCTGGCTGAACATGGCCCCTTTTTACCGCACGGGCTGCAGGTGGAACTGCCGGATATCCCGGCATCGACCACCGCGCAGACCGTCCAGCTATGGGACTGAATCATGACGCTTGAGAGAGTCAGCGCCTTTATCAGTTACTGCATCGCCGTGCTGCTGGCGTGGCTGGGCGATCTGTCGCTCAAAGATGCCTCTACGGTCGGCGGCGTGCTGATTGGTGTGCTGATGCTGGCGATCAACTGGTACTACAAACACCAGTCTTTCATACTGCTGCGCGGCGGCAAAATCTCGCGGGGGGAATATGAATCCTTCAATCGTTAAGCGCTGCCTGGTCGGGGCGGTGCTGGCTATCGCCGCCACGCTGCCCGGTTTTCAGTCTCTCCACACCTCCGTGGAAGGGCTGAAACTGATTGCCGATTATGAAGGCTGTCGCCTGCAGCCGTACCAGTGCAGCGCGGGTGTCTGGACCGACGGGATCGGCAACACGTCCGGCGTGACGCCCGGCAAAACCATCACCGAACGGCAGGCGGCGCAGGGGCTGATTACTAACGTGCTGCAGGTGGAGCGGGCGCTGGAGAAGTGCGTGATGCCATCTGTACCGCAAAAAGTCTATGACGCCGTGGTGTCGTTTGCCTTCAACGTCGGCACCGGCAATGCCTGCAGCTCCACGCTGGTGAAACTACTGAACCAAAAGCGCTGGGCGGATGCCTGCCGCCAGCTGCCGCGCTGGGTGTACGTCAAAGGCGTGTTTAATCAGGGGCTGGATAATCGCCGTGCGCGTGAAATGGCCTGGTGCCTGAAAGGGGCAGGGGCATGATGCGCACGCTGGCGGTCATACTCGCGTTGGTACTGGCGGCGCTGGGCTGGCAGTCATGGCGGCTGAACAACGCCCAGCACACTATCGAAACTCAGGGCGAGGCACTGGAGACCAGAACGCAGGCACTGGCGAAGAAAAACAGCCAGCTGATCGGCCTGTCCATTCTGACCGAAACCAACAGCCGGGAGCAGATGCGGCTTTATGCGGCAGCGGAGCAGGCCTCCGCGCTGCTGCGCAACCGCCAGCATCGGATCGAGGAACTGAAACGTGAGAACGAAGATTTACGCCGCTGGGCTGACACTCCTTTGCCTGCTGACATTATCCGGCTGCGGGAACGTCCGGCGCTCGCCGGAGGTGCAGCTTACCGTCAATGGCTGTCCCAGAGTGACGCCGTGCAGTCTGACCCCGTCAGCGCCGCGCACTAACGGCGATCTGAACGCGATGCTGGATGAAACCGAGGCCGCCTGGGCGGTCTGCGCTGACAAAGTGGACACGATAGTGGCGTGTCAGGAGCGAAACAGTGAACAAGCCGCAGTCCTTACGCCGCGCCCTGAATAAGGCGGTGCCCTACGTGCGCGATAACCCGGACAAGCTGCATCTGTTCGTGGACAACGGTTCTTTGGTGGCAACCGGCGCGCGGTCCATGTCATGGGAATACCGCTACACCCTGAACGTGGTGATCGAGGATTTCAGCGGTGACCAGAATCTGCTGATGGCCCCGGTGCTACTGTGGCTGAAAGCGAATCAGACAGATGCCATTAATAACCCCGACCTGCGTGAAAAACTGTTCACCTTTGAGGTGGATATTCTGCGCAACGACGTATGCGATATCAGCCTGAACCTGCAGCTGACGGAGCGCGTGCTGGTCAGCACCGACGGCGCTATCTCAACGGTTGATGCAGAGCCAGAACCTGACGAGCCCGAAGAAATGTGGACGGTGAAACGTGGATAAGCTGCATAAAGTGGACGCCTGGCTGGCCGCGCTGCTGGCGAATCTGGAGCCTGCTGCCCGTCAGCGCATGATGCGAGAGCTGGCGCAGGAGCTGCGCCGGAACCAGCAAAACAATATCCGGCTGCAGCGCAACCCAGACGGCAGCGGCTACGAGCCGCGTAAGGTCACGGCCCGGACTAAAAAGGGACGCATTAAGCGGCAGATGTTCTCGAAACTACGCACGGGCAAATACCTGAAAACTGCAGCCAGCGCGGATTCAGCCAGTGTGCAGTTCGCAGGTCAGGTGCAGCGTATTGCGCGGGTACACCATTATGGACTGCGTGATCGTGTAAACCGTAAAGGTCCTGAGATCTTATACCCAAAGCGTGAACTGTTAGGTGTAAGTTCAAACTACCCTAAACTAATAAGTGAATATATTATCAGTTTTATCGATAGGGTATTTTAAATTTTGCGCTTATTGTGACCTTGATGCGCCGCAAATATAATATATCAAGCGGTTTTTCCCTTGGTAAAATGCTCGTTAATGTCATTTATGGAGTTTTTGAGTAGTTCAGGGGAAAGTAAATTGTGTGATCTGATTAAATGATGCGAGCTAACCTTAGTGATGTCACAATCCCAATGCAGCAGAGAAAATATACATCTTATTAATAGGATTCTTAAGTGTTCAAGGGCAATAATAACACTTGTGAATTTGCTTGAGGGAAGTAAATCCCCATGAATTAAAATATTTCTTATAGAAGTTAACCCTACAACCCCTTTTTTCTTATCATCGAACAAAGGCCATAAGTTATCAATTTTTACGCTAAAGTTTTGTATAAAGTCCTCTGCAGCCTCTCTTAAAGATATTCTGTTAAGTTCTGATATTTTTGACTTAATCTTTGAGCGCAATTCAGGTGATTCAGGATAATCATCTGAGACGACTTTTTCTATATGTCGTCTAAGTTTATTAAACTCTTTAATCGGAAGTATGAACTCTGTCTCTTTTAATCTTTTATAGGTTAGAATCATTGATTCCAATGCTTGGAAATAGGATAAAAAGGAGAGTTCTACAATCGTATTTTTTTTTAACATTAAAGCGTAGATTGAATTGTTAATAGACGGTTTGTATGGAGAGCTTTCGTAAATAGGCATTGCTGTGTTAAAAAAATCCGTTATATTTCGGCGATCAATTAATTCCTGAAAGGAATTTTCATTTATATCTTCAGTTGAAACGCTTTGGCTATTATAAAACCAAGTGGTTGTATTGTGAAAGTCTGCTCTCCAACTTTTAAATAAAACTCTTTCATCATGAATGAGTGATGAAATCATTGTAAAGTTAACAATTTGTGGAGTGATGACTTCATTTATATGTTCTACGATGTTTTTAGTTTTAATAAATGAAACTGATAAGTGTTGATATCTTTTCGACTCAAAGTTATCGCCTTTTAGGCTATATGAGAAAGATATGTCAGATAGGATCTCTAAGCCAGTGCTTGTTTTTATTTTAAGTGGTGGGTTTTTCCTCTCTTTTACCGAGCCGTTCTCATTTGGAATTAGTCTGCAGTATGGGGCGATAGCTGGGGATCTATTTATAATATACTTTACTGTAACTTTACGTTTTGATTTTACACTTGGATTACTTTGAGTGATTAAAACATTTTCTGGGAAAATAGTGAATTTAACGGCTCCGTTATTTCCAAACCCAACTTCAAAGGAAAATAGTGTTGCGTTATTAATGTTCGTTTTCTTTTTGATCTCACCGCTAAAGTTTTTTTGGTTTATTTCAATGTTAACAGTGCTGATATTTTGAAGGTCAACTAGTGCTGTGTCTTTTGATTTTATTTCTATCTTTTTCCACTGACTTGCATCATCAATAATAAGGTCACATTCAATATCCGCTAACTTAGAGTCGTCATAGAAGAACGTGAGAAGCTGAGATTCCAATTCTAGTGTCGCCATAACATTCCCCTTGTATGGTTGTTGGCACAATGGTTAAAGATCAGAAGATACATTATACCTTGGCAAAATGTAGTTATGAATGCACAACTCACAGAAATCATGCGCCTTATCACCAACCTGATCCGCACCGGCACCGTGACCGAAGTGGATCGGGAGAACTGGCTGTGCCGGGTGAAGGTAGGCGACCTCGAAACAAACTGGATTAACTGGCTGACACTGCGCGCCGGTGGCGCTCGTACATGGTGGTGTCCGTCACCGGATGAGCAAGTGGTGGTCCTGAGCATGGGCGGCAATCTTGAAACCGCTTTTGCGCTGCCTGCCATTTATTCCAGCGAGTTTTCACCGCCATCAGATTCCTTACACGGCAGCGTGACGCAGTACCCGGACGGTGGCTGGTTTGAGTACGAACCCGACACCGGACGCTGGCACGTCAGAGGTATCAAATCCATGGTGATTGAGGCGGCAGACAATATCACGCTCAAAACCTCTGAGTTTGTTGTGGAGGCTGACACCACACGCATCAACAGCGAGGTGGTGATCAACGGCGCTGTCACCCAGGGCGGCGGCCCAATGAGTTCCAACGGGATCGTGGTGGATGACCACGCGCACAACAAAGTAAAATCAGGCAGCGACACGTCCGGAGGTCCAGTATGACGCTGTATCTCGGCATGAGTCAGAGCAACGGGAAAGCAATTACGGACACGGATCATCTGCGCCAGTCGGTGCGCGATATTCTGCTGACGCCGCAGGGCAGTCGCGTTGTCCGCCGGGAATATGGCTCCCTGCTGTCCGTCCTGATTGACCAGCCGCAGAACCCGGCGCTGCGCCTGCAAATCATGTCGGCGGTATATATGGCGCTGAGTCGCTGGGAACCTCGCCTGACGCTGGACTCCATCACCATCAGTTCTAACTTTGATGGTTCCATGCTGGTTGACCTTACCGGGCAGCGCAACAACGGCGCGCCTGTTTCCCTTTCAGTATCAACAGGAGCAGACAATGGCGGTCATTGACCTTTCCCAGCTCCCCGCACCGCAGATTGTGGACGTGCCGGATTTTGAAACGCTGCTGGCGGAACGCAAGGCCGCTTTTGTGGCGCTGTATCCGGCGGACGAGCAGGCAGCCGTCGCGCGCACGCTGGCGCTGGAATCAGAACCCATCACCAAACAGCTGCAGGAAAGTACCTACCGTGAAGTTCTGCTGCGCCAGCGTATCAACGAGGCCGCGCAGGCGGTCATGGTGGCGTATGCCCTCGGAGGCGATCTGGAGCAGCTGGCCGCCAACTACAACGTGAAGCGCCTGACGGTAACGCCCGCCGATACCGACGCCGTGCCGCCTGTTGCTGCCGTGATGGAAAGTGACGAGGCGCTGCGCCTGCGTGTGCCCGCCGCGTTTGAGGGGCTGTCCGTTGCGGGGCCGACGGCGGCCTATGAGTTTCACGCCAGAAGTGCGGACGGTCGCGTGGCGGATGCCAGCGCAACCAGTCCGTTACCGGCGGAGGTGGTGCTGACTTTACTGAGTCGGGAGGGTGACGGCACAGCAGACAGTGACCTGCTGGCCGTGGTTGAAAAGGCGCTGAACAGCGAGAGCGTGCGCCCGGTAGCGGACCGCCTTACGGTACGCAGCGCCGAAATTATCTCTTACAGCGTTGATGCAACCATCTTTCTCTATCCTGGACCGGAGGCTGAGCCGGTAATGGCGGAAGCAAAAGCCAGCCTGCAGAAGTACATCGCCAGCCAGACGCGACTCGGACGTGATATTCGCCGTAGCGCTATTTATGCCGCGCTGCATGTTGAAGGTGTCCAGCGCGTGGAGCTGGCTTCTCCACTGGCTGATGTGGTGCTGGACAAAACGCAGGCCGCCTCCTGCACGCAGTGGAATGTGACCAACGGGGGCACGGATGAATAGCCTGCTGCCGCCGGGTTCATCGCCGCTTGAACGCCGACTGGCGCAAAGCTGCAGCGGAATTTCCGGGCTGGAAGTGACGTTGCGGGATCTTTGGAATCCGGCAACCTGTCCGGTCAGTTTCCTGCCCTATCTGGCGTGGGCGTTTTCCGTGGACCGCTGGGACGAGAGCTGGACAGAAAGCGTGAAGCGCCGGGTGGTGCAGGATGCGTTCTATATCCATCAGCACAAAGGCACAACCAGCGCCGTGCGTCGGGTGGTGGAGCCGTTCGGCTTCCTGATCCGCATTATCGAATGGTGGCAGACCGGCGAACAGCCGGGCACGTTTCGCCTGGATATCGGCGTGCAGGACCAGGGCATCACGGAAGAAACCTATCTGGAGCTGGAGCGCCTCATCAGCGACGCCAAACCCTGCAGCCGTCATCTGATCGGCATGTCAATCAACCTGCAGACCAGTGGGCCGTATTTCGTCGGTGCAGCCACCTACACCGGCGAAGAAATCACGATTTACCCGTATATCAACGAAACCATTATTTCCGGCGGCACCGCTTACGAGGGCGGGGCGGTCCACGTTATTGACACAGTGAGAGTGAACCCATGAGCGCAAAATTCTACACCTTGCTGACGGAGATCGGCGCAGCGAAACTGGCCAGCGCCGCCGCACTCGGCGTGCCGCTTAAAATTACCCAGATGGCGGTGGGCGACGGTGGCGGTGTGCTCCCCACGCCCAGCGCACAGCAGACCAGGCTGATTGCTGAAAAGCGCCGTGCCGATCTCAATATGCTGTATATCGACCCGCAGAACAGTAGCCAGATTATTGCGGAGCAGGTGATCCCCGAAACTGAGGGCGGGTGGTGGATTCGCGAGGTTGGTCTGTTTGATGATACCGGTGCGCTGATTGCCGTCGGCAACTGTCCGGAGAGCTACAAGCCGCAGCTGGCGGAGGGGAGCGGGCGCACCCAGACCGTGCGCATGGTGCTGATTACCAGCAGCACTGACACTATCACCCTGAAAATTGACCCCGCCGTGGTGCTGGCGACCCGCAAGTATGTCGATGACAAGGTGCTGGAGCTGAAGGTATATGTCGATGACCTGATGGCAAAACACCTGGATGCAGCCGATCCGCATTCTCAGTACGCCCCGAAAGAGAGTCCGACCCTGACGGGCACGCCCAAAACGCCAACAGCACCGGCGGGGACGAACACCACCCAGATTGCCAGCACGGCATTTGTGCAGGCCGTGGTGTCGTTACTCAATAACGCGCTCGGACTGAAAGCACCACTGGCAAATCCGGCCCTGACGGGAACGCCGACGGCACCTACTGCAGCGCAAACGGCTAATAACACGCAGATTGCTAATACGGCTTTTGTTAAATCGGCTATTGCAGCACTGGTAGGGTCAACACCGGCGGCACTGGATACGCTGAATGAACTGGCTGCAGCACTGGGCAACGATCCTAACTTTGCCACCACGATGACAAATGCACTAGCAGGGAAGATGGAGATCAGTAAAAACGGTGCGGATATTGCTGACGTTGCCGCATTTTTGAATAACCTCGGCCTGGGGGCGGGTTCGGCCCTGCCGGTTGGAGTGCCAGTGCCATGGCCTCTTGCTACAGCTCCGGCGGGGTGGCTCAAATGCAACGGTGCAGCTTTTACTGCGGCGCAATATCCAAAACTGGCTCAGGCGTATCCTGCTCTGAAATTACCTGATCTGCGTGGTGAGTTTATTCGTGGCTGGGACGATGGTCGTGGCGTGGATACCGGTCGTGGATTGCTGTCAGCACAGGGGGGAATGTCATTCGATCACAGGCACTGGTTGCCCACTACTAACGGGACGGGTGGAGATGGCGCTATGACAGCGGTCTTTATTGATGGAAATTCAGCAATGGTTTATTACCCGGATGGAACCAACGAATATAACCCGAACCCGTCCACGGGCACATTGTTGCAAACATATACCGCAAAAGCCGCGCTTGGCTCTGCAATGTTTGGCAGTGAAACGCGGCCGCGTAACGTTGCATTTAACTATATTGTGAGGGCTGCATAATGCGAAACGCCATACTGGAATATGGTTTTTCCACAACAGCTGGTAATGTTGTGGTGTTCAATTATGATAGTGAGACGCGGGAAATCCTGTCTTCAACAACAGAGTATATTCCTGTTGGTGTGGGACTACCCGCGAATGCATGCACTGATGCCCCACCTGCTGGAAAAGATGGTTTTGTTGTATGCCGAACGATTGCGGACGATAGCTGGGAATATTTAGCGGATCATCGTGGCGAAACTGTATGGAATACGGAAACTGGCGAACCTGTTGAAATAACCCAGCCGGGTGGTTATCCCGTGGGGACGACGACAGTCGCACCTGAAACACCTTACGATGCATGGGATGGTGAGCAATGGGTGACGAATGAAGCTGCTAAAATTGCTGCCGATGTTAAGAATGCAGAGTTAAAAAAGGCAGAGTTACTTATTATGGCAGGGGCAATAATCAGTCCTTTGCAGGACGCAGTTGAGCTGGGTATTGCTGATAATGAAGAAAGCAATCTATATGATGCGTGGAGGAAGTATCGAGTTTTATTAAATCGGGTCGATCCCCTCTTGGTACCAAATCTTGACTGGCCGGAACAACCGATTTAATTCCTCACCCCCTCATATTTGGAGGGGGGTAAAACAATTAACGCAAGGGTTTCATTTTGCTTCAATCCAAAAATACATGACGCCGCATCCTAAAAATAGAAGTAGATAAATCATTTGAGTCAGTAGGCGCGAATTTGTTATGTGGTATATAGCAGCGCGATCTGCTCTCAATAAATAGTAAAAGAAAAGAATCATAGCGCTAAATGTGAATGTGGAAAATACTATAAATATACTTAGAAAATAATTTTTAGCGGTTGAGTTATCGTCTTTTAATAAAATTATGGGGAAGCTTATTGTTATGATTGTTACTAGAGAGGATGAGATTCCAGCAGACCATAACAACGCTTCACACGTGAATTTTCTTAATAGCATGCCGAAATTATGTCGGATGTTGTGATTGCCCCAGCTTTCTTTTCTCATGTATGCCATATCTTTAAAGAAAAATGAGATGGTTATAAAGAAATATAAAAAAGTCCAAATGAAATCTAATTGTTCAATTAATTTATGAATAACGGGGGTGACATATTTGTCGAGTGCGAAGGTTGGGGCGTTTGAGCTTATAAATAAAGCTATTACAGTTATCAAACACCATACAGCTAGTCGGTAAAGGATCTCCCTCCTGACAGATTGTTTTATCCAGTTATCAACAACGTTATCTTCAGCTTTCATTTGAATCTCAAGCCATTGTATTAGCGATACAACAATACATACCAAATGCATGCTTAGAATTCTACATGCAGCATATGCATTCAACCCCAAAGCGGAGTGAGTGCCTTATGGCTCAGGATTATCACCATGGTGTGCGCGTCGTTGAGGTCAACGATGGCACCCGCCCCATTTCAACAGTAAGCACGGCAATTGTCGGTATGGTCTGTACCGGCGATGATGCAGATGCGTCCGTGTTCCCCCTCAATAAACCGGTCCTGCTCACCGACGTGCTGACCGCCAGCGGTAAAGCAGGCGAGTCCGGCACGCTGGCCCGCTCGCTGGATGCAATTGCCGACCAGGCTAAACCCGTGACCGTCGTTGTGCGCGTTGCTCAGGGTGAAACCGAAGCGGAAACAACCTCCAACATTATCGGCGGCGTGACAGCTGACGGTAAAAAAACGGGCATGAAAGCGCTGTTATCTGCGCAGTCCCAGCTCGGCGTTAAGCCGCGCATTCTGGGCGTGCCTGGGCATGACACGCAGGCGGTAGCTACTGAGCTGCTGAGCGTGGCGCAGAGTCTGCGCGGGTTCGCCTATCTGTCAGCCTACGGCTGCAAAACGGTAGAGGAATCTATTGCCTACCGCGCTAATTTTAGCCAGCGCGAGGGGATGCTGATCTGGCCTGATTTCATCAGTTTTGACACCGTGCTGAATGCTGACGCAACGGCTTACGCCTCCGCCCGTGCGCTTGGACTGCGTGCCAAAATTGACGAGCAGACCGGCTGGCATAAATCCCTGTCCAACGTGGGCGTGAACGGCGTCACCGGCATTTCTGCCGATGTGTTCTGGGATTTGCAGGACCCGGCAACCGATGCGGGGCTACTGAACCAGAATGATGTCACCACGCTGATCCGCATAGACGGTTTCCGCTTCTGGGGCTCCCGCTGCCTCAGTGACGATCCTCTGTTTGCCTTTGAAAACTACACCCGAACCGCGCAGGTACTGGCTGACACCATCGCCGAAGCGCACATGTGGGCGGTGGATGGCGTGCTTAACCCGTCGCTGGCCCGCGACATTATCGAAGGTATTCGCGCCAAACTGCGCAACCTGAAAACGCAGGGCTACATCATCGGCGCCGACTGCTGGCTGGATGAGTCCGTAAACGATAAGGATTCCCTGAAAGCCGGGAAGCTCACTATCGATTACGACTATACGCCGGTACCGCCTCTGGAAAACCTGATGCTGCGCCAGCGCATCACCGATCAGTATCTGCTGGATTTCTCCAGCCAGGTCAGCGCGTAAGGGGACAAAATGGCTTTACCACGCAAGTTAAAACACCTGAACCTGTTTAACGACGGGAATAATTATCAGGGGATTGTTGAGTCCCTGACCCTGCCTAAATTCGGCCGCAAGTTTGAAAAGTATCGCGGCGGCGGTATGCCCGGTTCGGCTGATGTTGATCTGGGGCTGGATGATGGCGCGCTGGACACGGAATTTTCAATCGGTGGCACCGAACTGCTGTTATTCAAACAGATGGGTAAAGCCACCGTTGACGGTATCCAGCTGCGTTTCACCGGCTCCATTCAGCGTGACGATACCGGCGAAGTGCAGGCCGTTGAGCTGGTTGTGCGCGGGCGACATAAAGAAGTCGATTCCGGCGAATGGAAAACCGGGGAGAGCAACACCACAAAAGTCAGCAGCACCAACAGCTACGCGAAGCTGACCATTAACGGCGAGGTGCTCTATGAGGTTGATGTGATCAACATGATTGAAATCGTTGATGGCGTGGACCTGATGGAAGAACACCGCAACGCCCTGGGCCTCTGATCTACTTTAAAGGCGCGGGCAGCCGCGCCAGTACCATATTAACAGGAAATGACAATGAGCGAACAACAGACTGAAAAAACCGTACAGCTGGACACCCCAATCAAACGCGGTAAAACCGAAATTGCCGAAATTGTGCTGCGCAAGCCGCAGTCCGGCGCGCTGCGTGGCACCCGTCTGCAGGCGATCATGGATATGGATGTCGGCGCGATGATGACGATTATTCCCCGCATCTCCACGCCCGCGCTGACCGCTCAGGAAATGGCTGAAATGGACCCCGCCGATCTCACCGCGCTGTCGGTTGAGGTGGTCACTTTTTTGTTGAAGAAATCGGTGCTTGCCGGTTTGCCGACAGCCTGACGGTAGAAGACCTGGTGGCTGATATCGCCACCATTTTTCACTGGCCGCCGTCCGTCACTGACGTTATGCCGCTGACCGAAGTGCTGGAGTGGCGGCATAAAGCGATTCAGAGAAGCGGGGCCAGCGATGAGTGACACTAACCTGCGTTTGCAGGTAATTCTAAATGCGGTTGATAAGCTCACCCGCCCATTCCGATCAGCGCAGGCCAGTTCTAAAGAGCTGGCTACCGCCATTCAGCAAAGCCGCGCAAGATTAAAAGAACTGGACGCCCAGGTGGGCCGTATTGACGGTTTCCGCAAGGCAAGCGCGCAGCTGGCCGTCACCGGCAACAGTCTTAAAGCCGCACGCGAAGAAGCGGCGAAGCTTGCCACGCAGTTCTCGGCCACTAACCGGCCGACGGCGGCGCAGGCGCGTCTGCTGGAGCAGGCAAAAAACCGCGTTAACGAGCTGCAGATCAAATACAACGGCCTGCGTCAGTCGGTGCAGCGTCAGCGTCTTGCGCTCAATGAGGCCGGGCTGGACACCAAAAAGCTGAGCAGTGCGCAGCGGGAGCTGCGGCAGAATGCCGACGAAACCCGGCAGGCGCTGGACCGACAGCAGAAATCCCTTAAGCGCCTGGGCGAGCAGCAGGCCCGTATGAACGCCGTACGCGATCAGTATTCGCGGCGCCTTGAGGTGCGGGATCGTATCGCGGGCGCCGGAGCAACAACTACTGCCGCCGGGCTGGCGATGGGCGCGCCGGTGATGGCAGCTGTTAAAAGCTATGCCAGCATGGAAGATGCGATGAAAGGCGTGGCAAAGCAGGTTAACGGGCTGCGGGACGACAACGGCAACCGCACAAAACAGTTTTACGACATGCAGGATGCCATCAAGGCCGCCAGTGAACAGCTGCCGATGGAGAATGGCGCCATCGACTATGCCGCGCTGGTTGAAGGTGGCGCCCGCATGGGCGTGACAAACCAGAACGATTCTTACGAAGACCAGAAGCGTGACCTGCTGGCCTTTGCATCCACTGCAGCAAAGGCCGCAACGGCATTCGAGCTGCCCGCTGATGAGCTGGCGGAGGGGCTGGGGAAAATCGCGCAGCTGTATAAAGTGCCGACCCGTAATATTGAACAGCTTGGCGATGCCCTGAACTACCTGGACGATAACGCCATGTCTAAGGGCGGCGATATCATCAATGTGCTGCAGCGCATGGGGGGTGTGGCCGACCGGATTGATTTCCGAAAGGCGGCCGCGCTGGGTTCCACCTTCCTGTCTCTGGGTGCCGCGCCTGAAATTGCCGCCAGCGCATCAAATGCGATGGTGCGCGAACTGTCGATTGCGACCATGCAGAGCAAGCGGTTCATGGAAGGTATGGATCTGCTGAAACTCAATCCAGAAGAGATTGAAAAGCAGATGACAAAGGACGCAATGGGGACCATTCAGCGCGTGCTGGAGAAGGTCAACAAGCTGCCGCAGGATAAACGCCTGTCCGCCATGACGATGATATTTGGTAAGGAGTTTGGCGACGATGCGGCGAAGCTTGCAAACAACCTGCCGGAGCTGCAGCGACAGCTGAAACTCACCTCAGGCACTGAGGCTAACGGCTCCATGCAGAAAGAATCCGATATCAATAAGGATTCACTTTCCGCGCAGTGGTTGCTTGTTAAAACTGGCGCGCAGAACGCTTTCAGTAGCCTGGGTGAAACCCTGCGCCAGCCGCTGATGGATATCATGGGGTACGTCAAAAACGTTACCGGGGCACTGCGTCGATGGGTTGAGGCTAACCCGCAGCTGGCGGGCACGCTGATGAAAGTGGCTGCAGCCACAGCTGCGATCACCGTTGTGCTCGGCACGCTGGCGGTGGCCGTGGCTGCCGTGCTGGGGCCGCTGGCGGTGATCCGTTTTGGCCTGTCCGTGTTGGGTGTAAAAACACTCCCCTCCGTTATGTCTGCAGTGACCCGCACCGGCGGCGCGCTGTCCTGGCTGGCAAATGCGCCGCTTTCCCTGTTGCGCCGTGGCCTGGCTGCATCCGGCAGCAGCGCCGGATTGCTGGCGTCTCCCCTTAACTCCCTGCGCCGTTTTGCCGGGCTGGCTGGCAATGCGCTGAAAGCGCTGGCCGGTGCGCCGCTTGCTGTCCTTCGCGGCGGAATGTCTGGTATTCGCAACATTATCGGCATGGTAATGAATCCGCTGGCCGCGTTGCGCGGGGGATTATCCGCAGCCGGTGGTGTGCTGCGTTTTCTGGCGTCCGGCCCGTTGGCCCTCCTTCGCGTTGCGCTGTACGGGATTTCTGGATTGCTGGGCGCCCTGCTTAGTCCGATAGGGCTCGTTGTGGCGGCGCTAGCTGGCGTGGCGCTGGTTGTCTGGAAATACTGGCAGCCGATAAGCGCATTTTTAGGCGGAGTGGTTGAAGGATTCAAAGCTGCAGCTGCGCCTATCAGTGCGGCGTTTGAGCCACTGCAGCCTGTTTTCCAGTGGATAGGTGACAAGGTCCAGGCATTGTGGGGCTGGTTTACTGACCTGCTGACGCCGGTTAAATCCACCTCTGCAGAGCTGCAAAGCGCGGCGTCGATGGGGCGGCAGTTTGGGGAGGCGCTGGCGGCAGGGCTGAACATGGTCATGCACCCGCTGGATTCGCTTAAATCGGGCGTGTCTTGGCTGCTTGAAAAACTTGGCATTGTCAGCAAGGAAGCGGCCAAAGCGAAGCTTCCTGAGCAGGTCACGCGGCAGCAACCAGCCACGGTAAACACAGACGGTAAAGTGGTGCTGCCGCCTGGCGGATTCCCGCCGATGGGTTTTGCTGGCATGTACGACAGCGGCGGTACCATTCCGCGCGGCCAGTTCGGCATCGTGGGTGAGAATGGCCCAGAGACCGTAAACGGGCCCGCCAATGTCACCGGCAGGAAACGGACTGCTGATCTGGCGAGGGTGGCGGCAACGCTCAATCCTTCCCGGACGGAACCGGCCAGCGCTAAACAATATCCTGAACGCGCGATAGTTCTGCCGCCTGATAGTGTGAACGGTCCGGCAAATCTTCCGGTAATCAATCGTACTACTGAGCTGGTGAAACTGACGGCAACGGTAAGCCCGGTTCGTGATGTAACAGCCAGCCCGGAGCAGCGGCCTGAAAGCAGGTTAATACTGACGCCTGAGATTGTTAACGCCCCGGTAAATCGTCCTGGTCGGGATCGTGCTGCGGAGCTGGCTGATATCGCTGCGGCTGTCATGCCAGCACCGGTCATTACGGAAATCACGGATAACAGGGCTGACCCGATGGCTATGTGCCAGAAGGTGTTCGCTTCCGTGGTCGCTGGCGTAATGGGCCTGGCGGCTGCCCCGGCAGAAGCCGCGCCAATTCATCCGTACAGTGTGCCTGTCAGGACGCAACCGGCGCCGTCGGCGAAGGCAGAAAGACAGCCGCAGGTAATTAAGTACGAGATAAGCGCGCCAATTCATATTGTCGCCCAGCCAGGGCAAAGCGCGCAGGATATCGCCCGAGAGGTGGCCCGGCAGCTTGATGAGCGAGAGCGCAGGGCCAGGGCAAAAACACGCAGTAATTTCAGTGATCGAGGGGGTTACGAATAATGATGATGGTGCTGGGGTTGTACGTATTCATGCTGCGAACCGTACCCTATCAGGAGCTGCAGTATCAGCGCAGCTGGCGGCACGCAGTTAACAGCCGGGTAAACCGGCGCCCGACAACGCAGTTTCTTGGGCCGGATAACGATTCGCTTACGCTGTCCGGCGTCCTGCTGCCGGAGATTACTGGCGGCAGGTTGTCTTTGCTGGCGCTGGAGCAGATGGCGGAGCTGGGGAAAGCCTGGCCTCTGATTGAGGGGAGCGGGACGATTTACGGCATGTTTGTCATCGAGAGTCTGAGCCAGACAAAAACAGAATTTTTTGAGAGCGGTATGCCCCGGCGCATCGAATTTTCGCTGAGTCTGAAACGGGTGGATGAATCGTTGTCTGATATGTTTGGCAGCCTCAGCGATCAGCTCAGTAATTTGCAGAACTCCGCCACCTCTGCGATAGGCAATATGAAAAATACGGTTGGAGGGTTACTGCAGTGAATTTCAGCTCTGAACTCCTGAACCTGAACAGTAAAACCCCCGGTTTCAGCATCATCATTGAAGGTAAAGATGTGACTACCGTACTGGATGCGCGCCTGATGAGTCTGACGCTGACCGATAACCGGGGTTTTGAAGCGGACCAGCTTGATCTGGAGCTGGACGACTCGGAGGGGCAAATCGTTCTGCCGCGTCGGGGGGCCATTATTCAGTTTGCGCTGGGGTGGAAAGGTCAGCCGCTTTTTCCGAAAGGGGCCTTTACTGTCGATGAGATTGAGCATAGCGGCGCGCCTGACCGTCTCACAATTCGGGCGCGTAGTGCAGATTTCCGTGAAACCCTTAATACGCGGCGTGAAAAGTCCTGGCACCAGACAACGGTGGGCGAAGTCGTGAAGGAAATCGCGGGCAGGCATAAATTAAAGATGGCGCTGGGAAAGGACCTGTTGGACAAGCCTGTCGATCATCTTGACCAGACTAATGAAAGCGACGCCAGCTTTTTGATGAAGCTGGCGCGGCAGTATGGGGCGATAGCCTCAGTTAAGGACGGCAATCTGTTGTTTATCCGCCAGGGGCAGGGCAGAACGGCAAGCGGTAAGCCGCTGCCGGTTATCACCATAACCCGCCAGGCCGGTGATGGTCATCGTTTTACCCTGGCTGATCGCGATGCCTATACGGGGGTAATCGCCAGCTGGCTCCATACCCGTGAGCCAAAGAAAAAAGAGACGGCAAAGGTTAAGCGCCGTCGAAAGAAAACCACTGCGGCAAAGGAGCCGGAAGCAAAACAGGGAGATTACCTGGTTGGAACGGATGAAAACGTGCTGGTACTCAACAGAACTTATGCAAACCGCAGCAATGCAGAGCGAGCGGCAAAGATTCAGTGGGAGCGCCTGCAGCGCGGGGTTGCAACATTCTCCCTGCAGCTCGCAGAGGGAAGGGCTGATCTGTATACCGAAATGCCGGTGAAGGTGAGTGGCTTTAAACAGCCCATTGATGATGCCGAATGGACCATTACCACGCTGACGCACACCGTCAGCCCGGATAACGGGTTTACGACCAGTCTGGATCTCGAAGTGAAAATAGATGAGTTCGACGTTGAATGATTAGTTCCAAATTGAGATCAATGATGTATCATTATTGCGAACTGGTTAAGAGTGAGGGCTGAACGAAATGATGAATTGTCCGATGTGCGGTCAGGCCGCGCATACACGCAGTAGCTTTCAGGTTTCCAGTGAGACCAAAGAACGATACAACCAGTGTACCAATATTGAGTGCGGGCATACGTTCGTGACGCATGAGACTTTTGTGCGGTCCGTCTGCCGTCCGCAAAAAATCAGCGCCGCACCGCCTCATCCATCTGAATCCGGGCAGGTGTCATTTCTATAATCTTCTGTTTAATAAGTTATAAGGTATAGAAAGACTACCTTTCCGATTGATTTAGCGTTAGATTACTTTTACCTGACGTTAGCGGGGTTATATCCCGTATCCGTAGAAGTGGAGTTTGTCGCTTTGCGACTAGCGTACCGAATGCCGATATGCTGGGCATCCCGGACGCCGATTTGCTGGGCTTACTGGGTTTACTGGGCTTACAAATTGTCGAAGTTTGTTATTTAGTTAGGCCATGCGCTTGCGCTAAGAGACGTCAGGATTCTACGGAGTAACAAGTTATGGAAATCAAAGAACTTGGCTTAGTTAAGGCGCGTGTGGAACTTGTTACCGCTATGCTCAAATGTGCTACTGCATTTGTTGTGTTAGTTGGTACGGTTTACACCGTTCTTAACATGGCCTTCAACTACGACTGTTTAAATCATGGAAATAGAAGTTCAACGATGGGAACACAAATTTGAAATTAGGCCAGGGGTTTGGGTCTATGTCCCAAGTGTCAGGACAAGTGAACTTGGGGAACGCATACTTCAATCAATCAGAAACAAGTGGATTCCGCCACTCTATTTTTATCATTTAAGAACCGGCGGGCATCTTAAAGCAGCCAGATTGCACCTTAAAAATAGTTTTATTGCTGTTATAGACATTAAACATTTTTTTCAGTCAACTAGCTGCAGCCGCATCACCCGTGATTTAAAAGCCTACTTTACCTATTCACAAGCGCGTGAAATTGCAAAATTTTCAACTGTGAAAAACCTGTCTGATACTCCCCATAAGCACGTCCTTCCATTCGGTTTTGTCCAATCGCCTATGCTTGCGACCTTTTGTTTGGATAAGAGTCATTTGGGTAGTCTACTGCGTCGCTTGAACAAACATCCCAATGTGAAACTTAGTGTGTACATGGATGATGTGATCATATCCTCAAATGATATTGTTCAACTGCAGACGACTTACGACGAAATTTTACTAGCGATGGATAAATCGGGTTATCAAGTCAACATGATTAAAACGCAGGCACCATCATCCCTAATTAAAGTATTCAATTTGTATTTGAGTAAAGGAAATATGAAAGTCACCTCACAGAAGATGAGCGACTTTCTCATTGATTTCTATGCGAGTGACTACGAGCCACACAAAATAGGTGTCAAAAAGTACGTCGAAAGTGTAAATCCAGAGCAAGCGAAACTATTGAAATTGTAATGATCATTCTGTGTAGTTGTAGGGGCTAGGAAGAGGCATGCACTTCTGCCGCCATTTTGCCGCCACTAAGCGAACATGTGCTCTCCAAATGCTTGATTAATATGGGTATGAATTTCAGGAAACAAAAAACCCATCAACCTTGAACCAAAAATGGCGGGGTTGATGGGCTCCACAAATTGGGGACATCAAAGAAAAGCAGTGGCACTAGTTATGACTGCATCCTGCGTAAAAAGTTCTGCGCGTAACGAAAATTTTTTCAGCCACACGCAATCTTGAGATTTATCCGAGTCCTGGCCAGATAATGATGATCAGCGTACCTGCCAGCGTCAGCAGCACGTTTGCGATGGCGTAGGTGCCTGCATAGCCCAGCGCCGGGATGTTGCTGCGCGCGGTGTCGCTGATGATCTCCATTGCCGGTGCGCAGGTGCGCGCGCCCATCATCGCGCCGAAGAGCAGGGCGCGGTTCATGCGGAGCACGTAGGCGCCGAACAGGAAGCAGATGACTACCGGTACCAGGCTGACGATAAGTCCGGAAACCAACATTTGCCAGCCGACCGCACCCAGGCCATTGCCAATGCCGCTCCCGGCGCTTAAGCCGACACCCGCCATAAAGACCATCAGACCGAACTCTTTCACCATGTTCAGCGCTCCCTGAGGGATGTAGCCGAAGGTGGGATGGTTCGCTCGCAGGAAGCCCAGCATGATCCCGGCGAACAGCAGACCGGCAGCGTTACCGATGCCGAAGCTAAAGTTACTGAACTGGAAGGTGATCATTCCGATCATCAGGCCAACAATGAAGAAGGCGCAGAAGGCTAACAGGTCCGTCACCTGACTGTGAATCGAGATAAAGCCGATACGGTCGGCAACGGTTTTAACACGTCGGGCATCGCCGCTGACCTGCAACACATCGCCTTTATTAAGCACCACGTTATCGTCGATAGGCATTTCAATCTGGCTGCGGATCACGCGATTGAGGAAACAGCCGTGGTCGGTCAGCTTCAGCTGCGCCAGACGGCGGCCCACGGCGTTGTGGTTCTTCACCACAATCTCTTCGGTGACGATACGCATGTCCAGCAGGTCGCGGTCGAACACTTCTTTCCCGTTGCGGAAGCTCGGATCGAGACGCGCGTGGGCGTCCGGGTAACCAACCAGAGCGATGTCATCGCCCATCTGGAGCACCGCGTCACCGTCCGGGTTTGCCAGAATGCCGTTACGACGGATACGTTCGATGTAGCAGCCGGTCTGACGGTAAATCCCCAGCTCGCGCAGGTTTTTCCCGTCGGTCCAGGCAACCAGCTCTGGCCCGACGCGGTAGGCGCGGATCACCGGCAGGTAAACTTTACGTTTGGAGTCCGTATCCAGACCACGCTCTCGGGCAATGGTTTGGGCGCTGGTCTGGAGATCCTGATGCTGAAGTTTTGGCAGATAGCGCGCGCCAACAATCAGGCTCACCAGACCAATCAGATAGGTCAGGGCATAGCCCAGGCTCAGGTTATCCAGCGCGGCGGAAAGCTGCGTGCCTGCCATGCCAGAATGACGAAGCGTATCCCCCGCGCCAACAAGCACCGGCGTGGAGGTCATCGAGCCTGCCAGCATACCGGCCGTTAAGCCGATGTCCCAGCCAAACAGTTTGCCCAGCCCTAACGTAATCAGCAGGGCGCTGCCGACCATCACCAGCGCCAGCATCAGATAATTTTTGCCGTCTCGGAAGAAAATGGAAAAAAAGTTCGGACCGGCTTCCACGCCTACGCAAAAAATAAACAGCATGAAACCTAAGTTAAGCGCGTCCGTGTTAATACTGAAATGTTGCTGACCTAATAACAGGGAGACGACTAAAACGCCAATGGAATTACCAAGTTGAACTGAACCCAGGCGCAATTTACCCAGACAAAGGCCCAGTGCCAGTACCACAAATAATAACAGGATGTAATTCCCATTTAACAAGTCTGCGACGTTTATATTCACGGAGGCTAACTTCTTGTTTACCAGTAAGTTGTTGAATGAAAGGACTATTTGGGCTACTGTTTTCAGAGTCAGGGAATCACTTTGCAC